ATCCCCCTTCAGCGAAAGCGCATGAAAGTTCTATTGGCCCAGACCAAAAAGACTATCTCTGAATCTTATGCTTTGATTGATGCCAAGGAAGCAACCAATTTGTCTAGCGTGGCTGGGGTTGCAGAGTCCCAAGCGGTGTCCGCTATAAATGGGTCTATTAAAGCAAAGGTTTTGAGCGTAGGTATGTCTGACCAGATGTTGGGGTCTATAGCTTCTAATACCCTCATTCAAGGGGCCCCCAGCCGAGAATGGTGGACGGGCCAAGCTGACTCTCTACAGAGCGGATTTAAAAATATCATACGGCAGTCCATGTTGTCAGGTGAAAGCACAAGCCAAATCATAACCAGAGTGAGGGGAACCAAGTCCCTCAGGTATAAAGACGGCTTAATGCAGACGGCCAGAAATAAAGCGGAGGCCCTTGTTAGGACTTCAGTTCAAGTGGTGGCCAACGAAGCTAGAATGGCAACATATGAAAGCAACCGGGACGTTGTGAAGTACATTGAGTGGGTGTCCACCCTAGACTCCCGGACCAGCTTGACTTGTCAATCACTAGACGGCAAAAAGTGGACCGTGGGAGCTTTTAAACCCGTACGCCCAAACACAAAGACATTCCCGGGGCCCACGGCCCATTGGAATTGCCGCTCTACTCAAGTCCCGGTCCTTAAATCTTGGGAAGAGCTGGGTTCTAAGCGGAAGTTTGATGAAATACCTGAGTCCACCCGGTCTAGTATGGACGGACAGGTTAGCTCCAAAATGGGCTATGAGGCTTGGCTCAACACCAAGGGCGTGGAATTTCAAAAAGAGGTACTTGGGGCAGGTAAGTTTGAGTTATGGAAAAAGGGAAAGATGGGATTCAAAGATTTAGTAGATCAGAATTCCAACCCCATTTCCCTATCTACTTTAAAATTGAAGTATGCGGACACCCCCAAGCCAGCCAAACCTGCCAAGGTCGAGATTTTGAATTTGGACGGAACAGAGGGAGTAGATGACCACTCTCGTTTAGTGCGAGAAGTCACGGGCCAAAAGCCGCTCAGAACCGATGAAGTCCCTGTAGATGTTTTTACTTCCGTCAATTCATATACGTCAATAGCATTCGAATCCATCAACAGACACTTAAGACGCAAAGCGAATGAAAATTCCCCACTTAGTGCCATTGGAATTAAAAATCTTGAACTTCATATTGGTAACATAGACGATTTCATAGATTCTGTGCCTTTAACCACAGTCCCCTTTAAAGCTTACAGAGCAAGAAACACAGACTTGAAACACAAAGTGGGCGATATTGTAACTGACGATGCTTACGGGTCTACAACTACTAGAAAAGCCAATATAGGATTTGGCAACGTCTCGTACAACATCACAATTCCCACCGGGTCCAAAGTGGGCCCCGTAGCTGGGATGTCTTCTTTTGCGAGTGAAGCGGAAATATTGCTCCCCCGTGGGTATAGGCTTATGATAACCAAAATAGACAAACAGGGCGGCGTGATCAAATATGACGCCACTCTCGTGTTAGACGATATTTAAAAGCCCCAGTGGGGCACAACTAAAGAACCGGAGGTTCAAAATGGCTTTACAAGCTACAGTGCAGGAACTAGATAACGTGCCTGAGGCACTAAGATCAGAGTATGTCGAGAAGGACGGGTCCTACCACTTAAATGTGGAAGGTATGGTAGATAAATCTAAGTTAGACGATTTTCGCACCAATAATGTCAAGTTGCTCAAAGACATAGAGACCCTTCAAGGCAAATTCAAAAATGTGGACTTGGACCAATATGAGGTTCTACTTAAAGCCCACAATGATAACGGCGACAAGAAGTTGATTGACGCAGGTAAAATAGACGAGTTGCTGGAAGAGCGCACCAAGAGAATGCGCGAAGTCCACAACGAAGAAATAGGCAAAGTTCAATCTGAAAATGACATTCATAAAAGGCAGCTTGAGGGCCTCATGATTGACGCATCGGTTCGTGATAGCGCAACCCAACAGGGTGTAGCGGCCACTGCAATGGATGACGTTATCTTAAGGGCCAAGTCTGTGTTCCAATTGAAGGACGGTAAAGCTACCCCCTTTGATACAGAAGGTGGCGTGATTTACGGCTCCGGTTCCTCGGAACCCATGACTGTGAGTCAATGGGTCAAAGGTCTTACTGGCTCAGCCCCCCATTTATTTACTCCTTCTAGCGGCGCGGGAGGCAACCACGACAACCGTGGTGGCAAAGACGGCTCCACTGTTACTAGGACTGATTTTGATCAAATGGATCAGTATTCCCGGTCACAATTCGCTAAAAAAGGAGGAAAAGTAGTTGACTAACCATACTTTTTTATGGTATAATGTTTTTAACAGTAGCGGAGTTACTGACCCTTTATGGATTCCGGCGGAATCTAGATATTATAATTTGAGGGCGCTACTGTCCTCGAAACTTAACTTTTGAGGAATTACCAATGGCTAACGTCTTAACAGATCTAGCAGCCGACATCTACAAAGCAGCCGACACAGTTGGCCGTGAGTTAGTTGGCTTTATCCCAGCTTCAACCATTAACGCAGACAGTTCAGAGCGAGTCGCCAAAAATGGTGTTATTCGTGCTGCTTACACTCGTTCAGCTACAGCTGCTGACATTTCAGAGTCGATGACTATTCCGGAAGGAACTGACCAGACTATCGACAACAAAACCATGACAATTAGCAAAGCTCGTTCTGTCCAAATCCCATGGACTGGCGAAGATATGCGTCATGTAAACAACGGCGCAGGATATGAGACCATTTATGGTGATCAGTTATCTCAAGCCATGCGTACTTTAACAAACGAAATTGAGTCTGATTTATCGACTGCCGCATATCAAGGTGCATCTCGCGCTATTGGTACAGCAGGAACGACTCCTTTTGCCACCAACTTTGACACTGTAGCTACAGCTCGTCAGATCATCGTTGATAACGGTGGTGTAACTAACGATGGGCGTCTTGCTCTTGTGATGAATAGCTCAGCCGGGACCAAAATGCGGAACCTAGCTAGCTTGAACCAAGTCAATACATCTGGCGGCTCCGAGCTTTTGCGCCAAGGCGTTTTACTTGATCTTCAAGGCGTGTCAATGCGTGAATCTGCCCAAGTTAAGGCTCACACAAAAGGCACTGGCGCTAACTATGTTGTCAACAACGCAGCTACTGAGATTATAGGCCAAACAGTTATCACTGTTGATGGTGGCACTGGCACTGTTTTAGCAGGTGATTGCGTGACCTTTAATGGCGATGCCAACATCTACGTAGTCCAAACTGCTCTAGCTGGAGGTGATCTAGTTCTTAATGCACCGGGCCTTATCGCGGCGGCGGCCAATGATGCAGCCATGACAGTTGGAAACGACTTTACGGCTAACGTCATGTTCCATCAGTCAGCACTTGAGATAGCTATGCGTGCTCCCGCAATCCCCGGCGGCGAAGACGCAGCTGTTGATGCTATGCTGGTCCAAGACCCACACTCTGGTCTCGTTTTTGAGATTCGCGTTTACAAAGGTTATCGCAAGCAGATGATCGAAGTGGCCGCTACTTGGGGCGTGAAAGCTTGGAAATCTGAAAATATTGCTGTTCTCCTAGGGTAAGTCCCTTTAGGCGGGGTTAACCCCCCGCCTTTTTTTAATCATACGGGAGTTGAATACATGGCAGAAATTAAGAAAACCGCCCCCAAAAAGGTGAAGCACGTAAAAATGACACGTGACGGCAGAGATGCTAGTGTACATCCAGACGAAGTTGCCAATTATAAAAAAGGCAACTGGGTAGAGAGCAAGTAAAATGGCCATAGACGCTACGATAGCTGGCACAAGTTCAGATAGCTACATCACGGTTGCTACTGCTGATGCCTATCACGCCACCCATTTATATGTTACCACATGGACGGCGGCCACTACTGACAACAAAGAGCGCAGTCTAAAAATGGCTACTCGTTTGTTAGATGAAAGGATTACTTGGACAGGTACTAAGAACACAGACGCACAGGCCCTACGGTGGCCACGGGCTTCTGTGACGGACAACGACTTATACTCGGTATCGGTAGATATTATCCCGGAACCAATCCAAAATGCTACGGCAGAATTTGCCCGGCATCTTTTGGTGTCTGACCTAACGGCCCAGCCCGAGGGAAAGGGAATTGAGAGTGTTGATGCTGGGTCAGTGTCTATTAAATTCAGCAAAACAGATACAGCAGATGTCCTCCCGGTAATCGTTCAAGAAATGTTGAGGGGTTGGGGCACTATTCATTCCAGAGCCAAATTCGGTTCAGTAACGGTGGTTAGAACCTAATGGGCCTAAGACAAACAATTGCGTCAGCCGTATCAACTGCCATATCCGCAACTGGGGACATAGCAGAAACGGTTATATACACCGTAAAAACACCCACGGTCTATAACGCAAGTTCTGGAGTTTTAAGATCAAACCCGGAAACAACATACACCATCAAGGCTATCATCGCTCCTTTCGGGGCGGCGGGTATGAGTGATAAAACTAGGATTGAGCCGGAGCATACTGGCTCCCTATCCGCTCTATTTGCTAGTTCAGCGCTGTCTATTGTTCCTGATAGTTCTGACACCATAACCAGAGGCTCTATTATCTATAAGATCAAGCAGATAACATTTGACCCTGCAGGTGCTTCATACAGGCTTATCTTGGAGCGCATGGGATGACCTTTTCATTGGACTTAAAAAAGTTTGCTGAAGAGTCTGGACTTGAATTAGAGCTTGTCACCCGGAAAATATCCCTTGATGCGTATTCCAGAGTTACGGTTAAGACTCCCGTTGACACCGGGAGAGCTAGGGCTAATTGGAACATTGGTGCTGGGTCCCCGGATTTGAGCACAACTACTGACACATCATCTGAATTGCCCAATGTGAAAAAGGGTGACGGCGAGAGAGCTATTTACATCACCAACAATCTGGATTACATCAGCGAATTGGAAGACGGAAGCAGTAAGCAGTCGCCCAACGGCATGGTGGCTGTTACTATGTTGGAATTAGAAGCGGGAATTAAAAATGTCCTTCGCTAATGAGAGATCAAGTATTGAAGCTAGGCTCAGTGCCAACTGGACAACTACTGCCGTTAATTACTCAAACGTGGATTTTGATGCCCCGAATAATTCACCTTGGGTCCGTCTTTCCATTTTGAATGGGCAGTCTGATTATAGGGCCATTAACTCCAAGAAAATTCATTTGGGATTAATATCTATTCAAGTGTTTACCCCGGTTAACACTGGAACTGCATCCATCAGGGAATATGCTGACACCCTAGCCTCTATCTTTGATGACCAGTCGTTTGATGATGTTGTCTGCGGCGTGGCTTCAATTGCCAGCGTTGGGTCTTCTGACGTTTGGTATCAGGTAAATATCACCATTCCGTATCGGAGGGATGCATAATGAGCACTACACTTTATCCGCCAAAGGGAGGTGAGCCTGTATTAGCTCACGACTCTAAAGTGGAATACATGAAGTTAAAGGGATGGTTAGAAACTGCCCCACAAACTGGCAAATCAGCCAAAACCACCCCAACCCCAAAACAGAAGGTAATTGAAAATGGCGAATCATAAAGGCAGTGAAGGCGTAGTTAAAATCGGGACTGACACTATAGCAGAGGTTAAGGACTGGTCGCTTGACGAGACCGCCGATACAACTGAGGACACCACCATGGGCGATTCTGCCCGGACCAGAAAATCAACTTTAACATCAGCATCAGGCTCAGTAAATTGCTTCTGGGACGAGACCGATACTGCTGGTCAAGTTGCAATGACTGCAGGTGCTGAGGTCGCATTAAAGCTGTACCCAGAAGGAGCTACTACGGGGGATACCCTATACTCAGTTACGGCGATTATAACTAGCGTTTCCAGAAGTGCTACTTTTGACGGCATGGTTGAAGCTAGTTTTGGCTTTGAGTCTAATGGCGCAGTTGTGGCCTCTGTCGTATCATGAGCATACTCGATAAAGCGACTGCTCATTTTGACGGAATGGGTATTCGCCAAATCGAGATTTCAGAATGGGATACAGTGATTCACTGTTCCCCGTTCACCATGAACGAGAAGCGTAAGCTCTTGAAAGTGGCAAAAAATGACGATTTGGAGTTCCTAGTTAGAGCTTTGATCATGAAAGCCAAAGACGCACAAGGCGAATCATTGTTTGACTTGTCCGACAAAGTAACTTTAATGAACAATGTGGACCCGGACGTAATCACCCGTGTGGTTACAGAGATTACCGCCTCAGCCAGTGTTGAGGAGATGGAGGGAAACTAGCAGCCGACCCTGAGCTCATGGGATTGTATACCTTGGGTGATCGGCTGAAGATGCCCATACATAAACTGGTGGAGATGCCAGTAGAAGAATTCAACGGCTGGGTGGCCTACTACAGGAACAAAGAAAATGGCGATAAATAGGCTGGCAGTTTTAGGCATCGTAGTAGACCCTAGCAGGGCGATTGCTGGTGCACGCCGGGCTAACATGGCCATTCAAGGAGTGGGCAGAGCAGCCGCTAACGTTAAAAACAGAATTTTTAGCCTCCAAGGTGCTTTGGTGGCACTGGGCGGGGGTTTGATAGCTAGAAGCTTTCTCCAGACTTCTTCTTCTTTAGAAAATCTCAGGATACAGCTTAAGACCGTTACTGGTTCGGCCAACGAAGCTGATAAGGCTTTCACTAGGCTGGTGGATTTTACAACCCGGACCCCATATGAGATAGATCAAGTAGTTTCGGCTTTCACTAAGCTTAAAGCTTTTGGTTTGGACCCAAGCGAAGAGGCTATGACAGCTTTCGGCAACACGGCCGCAGCCATGGGCAAAGATCTTAACCAGATGATAGAGGCAGTTGCTGATGCCGCTACTGGCGAATTTGAGCGATTGAAAGAGTTTGGCATAAAAGCCAAGCAGCAGGGTAACGAAGTATCGCTTACCTTCCAAGGCGTGACCACCACCATTGCTAAAAATTCAGCAGCCATTCAAGGCTATCTGATGGATATTGGCAACAACCAATTTGGCGGGGCTATGGCCGACCAAATGGACACCATGGACGGAGCCCTATCCAACTTCAAGGGAAGCTGGACTCTATTCCAAGATGAACTAATGAATAATGGCCCGTTCCAGCTAGCAAAAGGTTTATTGAACGAGTTATCTCTAGCTTTATTTGGGGATTCCAAGTCAGTGGCCAGCAACGCCAAAGCTGCGGGTGAAGCCATAACTATGTTCGTTAAAAATTCTGCTCTAGGAACGGCGCGTTTCATTGACTCTATCTCCGGGGGCCTAGATATCATCGGGAAGCAGATTTCATCTATGTGGGATACGTACCGCTCATTGCCTGCTTTCGCCCAACAAGTGGGCATCGTAGGAGCTTTCCTTGGTGGTCCTAAAATTAGGTTGGCTATTCTGGCGATTGTTGGGGGGTTAACAACAATTAGAAGGTTGTTGGGCGGTAAAGACCAAGATCTTGATGGACTAACCAGCCAGATAAAGGATATGGAATTCCTTGTCGACTCAATGCAGAGAAACGCTGTTAACCCACTTGTTGTCACAGACCCTAAAGAACTAAGGAAAGCCGAAGCGCAGTTACAATTACTGGAGGCCACAAGAGATTTAGTGCTGGCGAATCAAGGGCTGTCAGGAACTGGCCCTAAAGCAGTCACAGCCGCAAAGCAACAACTTCAACCTACTCAAGAATTTGAGGCATTAGGTTTCGGGGGCGACTCGGGGTCGGCTGTTAGATCAGTAGAACAATTATTTGCCAGAATAGATCAAGTTGCCATAGGTAAAGAAAATGAAAGGGTAGCTAGAGAAACGGCTAACGAATTTTCAATGGCTGGAACCAGAGTGGAGTCTTTTTCCGGAAGCATGGGCGAAATTTCGGCTCTCCACAGGAAAAATCAAGATGAAATGAACCGGGTCACGTCCGTTTTTGAGGAGCGTAATGCACAACTGCATGAAGCTGCCATGGCCAGAAAAGGTGAAGCTTTTAACATTTTCAAAGAGAAATTTAAATCAGGCTGGGTGGAAATGGAAGAGTCAGCCGTTCCTTTCATAGATAGAATGGCCGATAGGCTATTGAACATATTTGGTCCCGGGGGCACTCTGGCTTCTGGAATAGGGGACGCAACTGCCAATATGCTTATCTTTGGTAAAAGTGGAGCAGATGCGATGAAAGCCTTAGGTAGAACCATTATCCATGAAGTAATATCTAGTTTGGTTTCTTTGGGTGTGCAAAGCGCGATAAATTGGGCAAAAGACAAATTCTTTGCGGCGTCTAATGTTGCTACAGCATATGCGTCAGGGACTGCCATTGCCGCAGCCTATGCCCCAGCCGCAGCCGCAGTGTCATTAGCTACGTTCGGGGCCAACGCAATACCAGCTAATGCTGGCATGGCTTCAGCATACGCATTGGCTAAGGGATTATCGGTAACTGGTGCTCGTGAAAGAGGTGGCCCGGTTGAGAGATCAGGTACATATCTGGTCGGTGAGAGAGGCCCAGAATTATTCACACCCAACCAGTCGGGTCAAATCACGTCCAATAAAAATATGGGAACAGGCAACACAGCAAACGTTACGTTCAACATAAACGCTATTGACACATCAGACGCTACTAGACTTATAGTATCCCAACGTGGTACAATAGTAGGTGTTATAAATCAAGCATTGAATGAGCGTGGAAGGGCTGCCTTAGTATGACATACCCAGTATCCCCCAAGTTTGCGTCTGTAGCTATTAGAAGCAACGACCCCACTTTATATTCTCAGTCAGTGAATGGCCGGATACAAACCCGGAAAGTTGCGGGTCAACAGTGGGAATTTAGCGCGTCTTACCCACCCCTAACCAGAACAGAATTTCAGCCAGTGAGTGCCTATATCGACTCACTGAGAGGGCAGCATACGGTCTTTACTGTTGTGCCCACTGAAGTAGCCAGCACCAGCGCAACCGGGGTTAGTGGGACAATCACTTGTACTGCTGCTGCTCTTGGTGCGGTTTCAGTTCCATCATCGGGCCTCACCGGAACCTTAAAGGCTGGTGATTTCATAAAGTTCTCTGGTCACACCAAAGTCTATAAGCTTACGGCAGATAGAGCTGGCAACGGCAATTTAAGTATCGTTCCCCCTCTAACCACGGCCGTCACAACGGACACTGTTACCTATAACGACGTTCCTTTCACCGTCAGACTGAAAAATGACGTCCAAGAGTATGCAATTGGGGTAGATATGCTCCATAAATTTGAAGTCGATTTCGTTGAGGCCCTATCATGAGCCGTGGCGTACATTCTGATGTCATAACCGAGCTAGCTAAGGATTCATTCCAAATGGCGCACTTGGTTAAAATAGACTTTGAGACTCCGGTATACCTAACTGAAAGCCCAATTAGTATTACTTATTCTGGCAATGCTTACGTTCCCAGCAGCCACCTCCAAGGCATTTCCTCTGTGAGTGAAACATCAGAGGTCCAAGTAGGGTCAATGAGTATCACCCTCTCCGGTGTCAGCCAAGAGTATATTGCTATTTTGTTGGGGCAAACATACATAGACAGGCAGATAACCATAAACCGGGTAGTTCTGAATGCTGCCCACGGGATCATAGGCAACCCGATTTTGATGTATGATGGTAGAATTGAAGGATTTACCATAAGTGACAATAACAAAACTAGCACTATTGTTCTGACGGCCGCCTCCCACTGGTCCGATTTCGCCAAAAAGTCTGGTAGAAGAACTAACCACAATAGCCAGCAAATGCATTTTGATGGTGATAAGGGTTTTGAATTTGCCCCGGATTCTATTCGTGATATCAAGTGGGGTCGCGCATAATGGGGATTTTAAGCGGAATTATTAATGCTATTGGCGATTTAGGCCAAGCAATAATAGACATAACAGTTGACGCGATTAGCGACATAATCGGTTGGTTCATAGACATTCCCAATATGGATGATCTTGAAAACCAATATAAAGGTGTGTTGGTCAACAAACAAAGCAACATAGCCGCAAGGCCCGTAGTTTATGGGCAAAGAAAAGTAGGTGGTACTCGCGTGTTTATGGCGACAAGCGGAGATGACAACACTTACCTTTATATCGTCCTAGATTTATGTGAGGGTGAGGTCCACAGTATCGGTGACATTTACATTAACGACATTATCAGCACTGACAGCAAATTCTCAGGATTGTTATCTATTACTAAGTATGTGGGTACTGACAGCCAGACAGCCGATTCCACTTTCGTGGCCGCTAATATAGGTTGGACTAACGACCATAGACTGAGAGGGGTTGCATATCTAGCAGTTAGGCTAAAGTGGGACCAAGAGACATTTAGTGGCATCCCAACTATTCATGCCGTAGTACAGGGTAGAAAAGTCTATGACACCCGCACAAGCGCAACGGCAACAACTGCGTTGAGCAGCAATCCAGCCCTATGTTTGAGAGACTACCTCACCAATACTAGATACGGCAAAGGCTTGGCGACTTCATTTATTGACGACACTCTATTCAGCGCGGCGGCCAATAAGTGTGACGCCCTAGTTACATCTTACTCCGGTTCGGGCACACAAAAGATTTTCGAATGTAATGCTGTAGTAAATACTGAAAACACCCTTTTGGCTAATACTAAAAGTCTGCTATCTAGTATGAGAGGGTTGATGCTCTATCGCCAAGGCTTGTATGGCTTAATAGTGGAAGACCAAGGAAATTCTACGTTCAGCTTCAATGAATCTCACATTATAGGTGGGCTCAGCATAAAGAGCGAGAGCAAGAAGACTAAATTCAATCGAATTATTGCTACTTTCCCAAATCCTGATGCTAATTGGCAAATGGACCAGATAGAGTACCCGGTGGCTGGCAGTTCAGAGGAGTCCGGGTATCTCACAGAGGACGGCGGGGTTGAGCTAGTTAAGCAAATGGACCTCCCCTCTACTACCAATATCTACACAGCAAAAGACATGGCTGAAATGGCCTTGAAGAGGTCACGTAATGCGCTGGTAACTTCGTTTAAATCAACAAGCGAAGCCCTAAACGTTTCAATAGGTGATATTGTAGATGTAACTCATAGTACACCATCATGGGCAGCAAAGACTTTTAGGGTCTTTAAGCTTGGACTTAATTCGGACGGTACTGTTGACGTCACTCTGATTGAACATCAAGACAGTATATACCCTTGGTCCACCAAGACCGAGGCTGATAACATACCAGACACAAACCTACCAGACCCATTCTCAGTGGCCCCGGCTACCAGTCTATCGGTTAACGTGGGCTCTAGTAATTATCTTGTGCAGACAGACGGCACTGTTTTAGTGAGAGCCTCAGTAACGTGGACCGCCAGCGTGGACCAGTTTGTGGAAAGATACGTTGTTCAGTGGAAATACGCGTCTGACTCTGCTTATTCTAACGACGTGGTTTCATTAGGTACTTCTGCTTTCATTTCCGGTTTTAAGACCGGGGAATCAATAGATGTCCGAGTAAAGGCGGTTTCTGCTATAGGTGCGTCAAGTGCCCAGCTCATTGTTTCAGCCACCACTATTACAGCACACGCCACAGCACCGGGCGTAGTCACAAGCTTATCTGCGGCAGCCAAGCAGGGGTCAATAGAGCTCACTTGGGTCAACCCAACAAATGCCGATTTTTCATACGTTCAGATAAACCGACACACGAGCGATAACCTGTCTGCTTCTTCTCTTTTCCTACGCACCAGTAATACCTCAGTGATAGACCAAGTGGGCGAAGGGTTGGCTAGATTCTACTGGGCTCGTGCATTCAATAGATCAGGGGTGGCAAGTGCTTGGTCTGCTACAGCTACAGCTACTTCTACCAGCTACCCGGCAGCAGCAGACCCCAAGATAACCCACAATGGTGTGGTTTACTACGATGTCAATCAGGCGAGTGCACCCTCTACTCCCTCCTCCTCTGCCTATAATTTCTCTACCGGGGCCTTTACAAGCTTGACCTCAGGATGGTCCACAACCCCACCCGTCTTAGATATCGGGGCGTCTAATAAGTATTGGTCAAGTGCATGGTCCGTAGTAGAAGGAACAAGCGGCGGGGGTACGGGGTCTCCAGCATTTTTGACCCCTGTGGCCCAATTCTCATTTGATGGTGTGGTTACATTCACCAACGGCACCACTGTTACCGATGGAACTAACACTGTCACAACGAGTGGGTTGTTGGCCAGTGGCGGTGCAGCAGCAGACATTAATGCCAACTCAACGACTATTGATGGTGGGAAAATCACCACAAACTCCATACTTGCTAACATTCAATTACAAGTTGGAACTGGCAACACTCCAAGCTCTAAGGCTTTAGAAGTCAATGCCGCTGGCGCGGTTTGGGTTGATGGAATCATTGGCGGCATCTTTTCTGGTAATAATTTAAATGTATCAACTGCTTCAGCAGTGACAGGCACAACTCGGCAAGCCCACCCTGCTCTTTTTGGTCAAGTCCCTGTAAACAATGCTTCAACTGGTGCTCATGGCATTAGAGGGACAAATTATTACGTAGTAGGCAGCAGGGTCCAAACGTCTGGCCTTATTGGTGCTGCTAATGGTTATGATTTTTATGCCGAAGGTGCTGGCACAAACTACGGCCCATTCACTGGGGCGCATGATTGTCTAGTGGCAAATGATGAAACAGTTTCTATTGGCGATTTAGTGGTTGATCTGTCTTGTATCGCTAGGCGTGGATTATCAAACACACTCTTTTCAGTTGAAACATCTAGTTCTGCAAATCAAGCAGCAGTGTTGGGCGTGATCGTAGCAAATAACGGTGCTTTATCAGACCGAAAACCAGCCGCTTTTATTGAAGAGATCACCGAAGACGGCATAGTTATGACTGACGATTATGATACTGTCAAAAACAACTATCAGCTTATGGCAGTTAATGCCGTGGGCGAAGGTCAAATGAGCGTTATAGGTGAAGCTGGTGATTTGGCGGCTGGTGATCTTATAGTTACAAGCTCTACTGCTGGCAAGGGCATGAAGCAATCAGACGATATTGTGCGGGGCAAGACCGTGGCACGTTCACGGGAAGCTATTTCTTTTAGTTCATCCACTGAAATTAAAACAGTGGCATGTATCTATTTATGTGGTTAAAACGAAGGATTAAAAAATGAGCGAATTATCAAACTTTTTAGAAGATAAGTTTTTGGACATTACCTTAAAAGGCGGCACAGCATATAACGTGACGACTGCCCATTTAGCCCTGTTCTCCTCAGACCCAACAGATGCAGGTTCGGGTACTGAATGCAGTTGGACTAACTATGCAAGGCAGTCTATCGCTTTTGGTACTATAAGCAATGGCTCGGTATCTAACAGTGGAACCATTACTTTCCCGGCAGTTGTAGGTGCTGACGTCACTGTCACCCATATTGGGATATATGATGCAGCTACTAGCGGAAACCTTATGTATCACACAGCTCTTGATGCTTCTAAAACATTAAGCGCGGCAGATGTAATGTCGGTAGCGGCGTCTGGTGTTTCGGTAACTCTTAGCTAATGAATTTTTACTCTTTAAATAGCCATACTTTAGGCGGTTATCCTCAATTAAATGTCTTCATTGAAGCATCTATTGGGGTTTCTTGTTCTGCTTCTGCGGCTGGTTATCGAGTTAAAACTCTAGAGGCATCTGTAAATGTCTCAGGGGCGACTGTTACTGCTGGACTTAGAAGAGCATATATACAAGCCACATTCAGTGGTTCGGCTTCTACCAGTTCCGTTGCCATTAAGACTAGGCCAATATCGGGCACATTGTCCGGTAGTGCCGCCCTAACAGCAGCAGCCAATAGCAACTTAAGAGTAGACGGGTCCGTCAATGGTTCGGCACAGGCCCAAGCCTCTGTGGTCCGTGTTGTGCCATTATTGGGCGCAGTATCCGGCAGTGCAAGTGTCCAATCTTTAGTAGTTAGACAGGCCCCCATAACTGCTTCCGTTTCTGGCAGTGCGGCCACCCAAGCTGAAATTAAGAGATTGGCGTTCATAAGTGGGGATGCTTCCGGTGACGCTTCGGTCCAAGCTTTGGCCAATTCCTTGGTCTTTGTGGACGGGTCAATATTAAGCGACGCCTCGGTCCAAGCGGCCGCAAAAGCCAATGTGAAAGCCTCCGGGTCCATATCTGGCAGTGCGGCAATTACCGGGTCAGTCATTAGGGTTGTGGGGGTGGGCGGTCAAGTATCGTCTGCGGGAAGTGTGGCGGCACAATTGGTCCGCAACGTTCCGGCCCAAGCATCTATATCTGGCACTGGCGGGGCTTCTGCTTCGGGTACTAGACTAGCACGTATAAGCGGCTCAGTAGACGGAATCGCTACTACAGTGATGACGTTTGTTCTCATAAATGCCAATGCTAAAGCACCCGCACACAGGAAGATTACACCGCCGCAAGAATACAGGGTTGTGGCGGCATTTGAAAATAGAACAATGTTAGTTCCCGCTGAAGACAGGACTATCATACTTGACTTACAAAGGGCCGCATAATGGATATATTCGTTAAACAACCTGCTGACGTTCTGGACTATGGCGTAGACTTGACAAAGTGGATGGTTACAGGGGATTCAGTCACTGGAGCAACCGCATCCGTTTCTCCCTCCGGGTTGACTATAGCAGTCACTGGACCAACAACAACTGAGCCCACGGTATGGGCAAGTAGTGGAGCAGACGGGACTACATATCAGATAACTCTAACAGTCGTTACTGCTGGTGGTAGGACAAAAGAGTTTGAATTCCAGATAAAGGTGACGGAAATATGAGTTTTGTCAATAATGTAAAACTTACAGTGAACGCCTCTTTTAATTCTAGTGTGGTTAGTGTTAGGGTCAATAAAGCATCAAGCCCCTATAACAACCCCCCAACATCGGGGAAACTGACCTTTATGGATAGTTTAAGTAATCCCACTAAGATAGAAATAATCTCATTCACGGGGATAACCGATAATTCCACATACTGGACCTTGACGGGATGCACCCGGGGAGCAGAATCAACATCTGCTGCCTCTTGGACCACGGATGACCACGCCATTCAAGCATTCACGGCTGGCGATGCTAACGATGCTCTAGCTGAGTATTCTAATGTAACTGTAAGAGAAAATATAACCTTAGACTCAGACGCAGAATACTCAACTGGAAATGATCTTGTAGTGTTAGCTACTGCTACTATCACCATTCCGTCAAACAGTGCGCTCGTAATTGAAAATTACAGTGTGAAAAAACAACTTTAGGAGCATGATATGCCGATTAAAATAGACAGTACTAACGGTTCGATTACGGTTACAGCCGAAGATGGTAGCGGAAATGTGGGTTTAGAATTGCCCCGCGCTGGATTTCTGTCGGCAGATGGTGACGGCGCGAATCTAACCAATGTTCTTACCCTATCTGGCGGAGCCATGACGGGGGCAATTACTACAAACTCGACATTTGACGGCGTTGATATAGCTACCCGTGATGGTGTCCTATCAACCACTGTTACTACTGCCAATGCAGCACTCCCAAAAACCGGGGGTGCAATGACCGGAGCTATCACAACAAACAGCACTTTCGATGGTGTTGACATTGCAACGCGAGATGGTGTACTTTCGACCACTGTTACTACTGCCAATGCAGCTTTGCCAAAGGCTGGTGGAGCCATGACAGGCCCGATAACAACCAATTCCACATTCGATGGTGTAGATATAGCCACCCGTGATGGGGTTTTAACGTCAACAACCTCCACTGCTAACTCAGCTAGCTCAACGGCAGATGCAGCTTTACCAAAGGCTGGTGGGGCCATGACCGGAGCTATTACAACAAATAGTACCTTCGATGGTGTTGACATAGCCACCAGAGACGGGGTTTTGTCAACCACTGTTACCACAGCTAATGCCGCATTGCCAAAGGCTGGTGGGGCCATGACAGGGGCCATTACGACCAATTCCACGTTTGATGGTCGTGACGTGGCGGCAGATGGAGTAACGGCAGACGCAGCATTACCTAAAGCTGGCGGCACTATGTCTGGCTTAGTCAATATGGCTGATCAGATAGTGCAGCGTCCGGTTCTGAAAGACTACGGGGAAACCAAAGTTGCAATGGCAGCTCATGCTGTGGATTTAGAGCTAGGCAATGTATTCACCTACACACTGTCGGGTGGACAAACGTTGACATTCACTAATCCCCCGGCAACTGGTACTGCTGGCTCGTTTACTCTAATATTGACGAATGGCGGGTCGGCCACTTTGACTTGGCCCACCTCTATTGATTGGGCGGCAGCAACAGCGCCGACACTAAGTTCCGCAGGGGTGGATGTGTTAACTTTTACAAGTATAGATGGTGGCACTATCTGGTACGGCATTGCTGCTGGCATAGGAATGGGGTAAAGTATGACTATTGAACGGAAGTTATTAGGCACAACACCAGTGTCTAGTGAAGTTCTGCCAGAGGCGGTTAGCTTTGATGGGGCTGAGAATTTAAACAGGTCTAGTGACCTTACGGGTAATGCTGATGGTAAGACGTTTACGTTTTCATGTTGGCTTTACACCAATGGAACACCCGTTGTCCCGTATTATTCATTACCAAGCTCTGGAAGTGTGGGTTCATTTTTGATAAAAACATCATCTTCTGGTGTATTAACCATTACATCACGCATATCGGGTTCCACTTTAAATAATTTATATTTGTATAACCCTAGTGTTCTAGTGCCAGCAAACACTTGGAGCCATGTTTTGGTTAGTATCGACATGGCAAATTTGTCAGGATCAAAACTTTATATTAACGATAAGGAATCCACTTTTTTAACATATCCATTTACCAACACTTCCTTAAATTTTACAAATCCGGTGCATAGGACAGGCCACCAAACCAATGGCCGACTAGCTCATGTATTCCTTGACTACACCTATCGTGACCTAAGCACCACATCAAACAGACGCTTATTCATAGACGCTGACGGCAAACCTTCTAGCACAATACCTTCTAATCCTATCCTCTATCTACCCATGACTGACGCAGCTACCGCAGGGTCTAACTCAGGTACAGGCGGTGACTTCACTGCCGCTGGTACATTAGCCACAGCAGAGCGTGGGCCTAATCAAGATAACTGTAGTGCTAGTGTGTTTGATGGTAGTAATGATTACTTATCAAGTTCGGGTATTGGCGCTATCAGTTCAAAAGTTATTACGTTTAGTATGAATTGGAACCAAAATGTTCATAAAAGTAGTTCACCTCATTATCTTATAACTTTTAATAGTTACAACGTGATTTACATTACTGGTAATAAATTAGGTGGCTATTTTAGAAATAGCAGTAATGGAGATGTAGTAAACATTGAAATGGATAACGCACTTTATAGTTATCCAATTTTTAAGATTCATAAAAATATATCAATGTGCATAGACGTTGATGATGTTAACAAATGTAAAATGTTAATTAATGGTCAAGTTGTTGCAGCAACTTTTACAATTGTAAGCGCAACTAACATTTCTATACCTAACGGAACTACTGAAATAGGTAGAAATGCTTTAGACACATCAGATGGAACTGTTGGCGCAAATTTAGGTGAGTTTTACTTCAACAACGCCTACATCGACCTAGCCACAGACAACCCATTCTGGGACTCAGACTTAGGTAAGCCCAACTCTGTACGCAAGGTGATTGCAGACACAGGCGTTACTCCACTAATAGCCATGCCGTTGATCGGCTCTGACGCTGGCAATAACTTAGGTTCGGGTGGAGACTTTACAGTTAACTCAGGGCCGTACACAGGTGCTAGAGGTGGCTCAGAGTTTTTTGCTAGGAGTGCAGATTTTAATGGCAGTACGGGGTATTTAAGTAAATCATCTGCCTTAACAGGGGCCACTGATAGTGACGCAGTTACTATTGCCTTTGCAATAAACCCATCTGCAATTGGTGACGATGGTATTTTTGGATTTGGTAATTATAGACAGTATCTCTATCGTTCATCCAGTGGTACAGGTTTGGGGTGGGCTATACGGGATTCGTCAGGTAATAATATACTATCAACCACTTCTTTTAGCATTGCTGACTATACGGGTGTGGGTACTTGGGATATTTATTTAATGAGTTGTGACCTCTCTGCTTCCCAAGCCAAAGTTTACAAAAATGGTGTATCCACAGGGACATTTAGCTTTTATGCCCAAAGCAGTAACGCACCTTCCTATGCAGCTCAAGGTTTTGCTCTTGGTGGCATGGATCCTACTTCCGCTGGAGATGTAATTGATGCTGAATTCGGAGGTTTTTACTTTGCCACCAGTTACACAGACTTCTCACAAGAAGCGAACCGCAATAAGTTTGTAGATCAATTGGGTTATTTGAAAGACCTAACCCCTGCGATAGAGGCTGGTGATATACCTACCCCACTTGTCTACATGAAGTTTGATCCTACAGTATCGCTAGGCACTAACTCAGGTACAGGTGGCAACCTCACTGTTAATGGTGGTGTAGTTGCTGGCGCAGA